GGGATTTTACTCAACCAATCAATACTAGAAGGTTTGACAACACCTTCAAGGACTTCCTATTGCTGCTCATCTACAGCATCGAAAAATTCCTGTCTCTCAAAAATATTATAACCGAATAATTTCTTGCACCAGGCTATAGTGTCTCCTTGAGCTAAAATTTGCTCGCAAAGACTACCATGAGTTAATGCTCGCAACGATAAAACAATTTGAGCAGAAACTTGGGCAGGAGTTTTCAAGGCAGGTAGAGTAATGGCTAAAGCGCCAACTACTTCCAAAATTTCCATAAGTTTGGCAGTATGATTTTCAGCATCGAGTGAAAACAATTTCTCCTTGGCCAAATCAATGACACTAGCAGGATAAATGCTCTGAACTAGAGACTGATGGACATAATCAACTTTGGGTTGAGAAGAAGTACTCTGGTTTAGAGCCTTCTTCGGAATGTTGTTGACATTTCCATTTTTCCTCATATTCTTCAATTTCTCAACCCTACGAGCTCTCTTATTCTTAGCGAATTTTTTACGAGATACTGGTTTGGGATTAAAAACCTCAGATTGAGGGGTAAAAGAGTTATTTTTCTCCGTGGAGCTAACGTAAACCTCTTTACTGGTATTTACGATACTATTATTACACGCTACAAAAGTTCCTTGGCTTGACATTTCTAATTAAATTAAAACGACAAGCATAAAAGAACCAATTAGCGAGAGGCCCGCAAAATTGGAAATCCAATATGCTTCGACACAAAAGCTTTACTTCACCACTCAATTAAGAGGATGAACTTACTTACGTACTTTAAACATGTATTATTCGCCGCGGGAAGGGGCGCTACACTAAGTACATCGGTTGGTAAAATTTCAACTAAAACAGCTGTTCAACGAGAATTCTCAAGCGAACATTAGGGATCATTAACTCCTAACTGTTAGTTTAGATAATACGCCGACTAATGAGTCTTATCTAGGGTTCGGTCCCCATATCATAAGATAGGTTACCTAAAGAACATCACAGGATCATAGCGTGATGGTAAACTAGGTCTATTCAATTTTAAGCCGAATAAACGTGGGGGCTCTTCATTCCAAAGAATGGTGATATGATATTGATACAGGTTCTACCTCATTCAATAAAATTCATTAATTATGAAATTACATCTCACAGACATATTTTTAAAACGCTTCTGTGTGTATGAGTAAGAGCGTTTGAAGGGCCAAAAGGCCTGAACAAATTCCGGGGTTCACCGGAATCAAAATGTTAAAGAACAACTACAACTAAGACTTTGCCAAAATCCAGTTATAAAACAAAATGGTTCAAAAATAAGCTTGGCACCCCAATAAAGGGGTAACGCAATCGCCAGCTAAACAAAATTCCTAAGGAAAATTGAAACGACTACAGACAGAAAACTTGGATTCGATCATAAACTAAATCAGAAGAATTTTCAATACATTACAAAAGTGTATCATTAAATTACTTAAATTAACAATTCTAAAACTCAAATATAAATAAATAACTAAAAGGGGTGAAACCCCTAATAGACATGGTTGTTTATTTAGAGTTTCGAATACTTAATAGAAGTCATTTGATAGACTTGAGTAACAAATTGTTACTACTGATAAAAGTTCATTGATCTCCGCACGGGTAATACCCG